ATGTATGATTATAAATTAAAAATTGAAAGGGTTGTAGATGGGGATACCGTAGATGGTATCATTGATCTTGGATTCAATGTATCGACATCCTTACGAATACGATTAGCTGGAATAGACGCACCAGAGTCTAGGACGAGAAACCTTGATGAGAAGAGATACGGCATTGAGGCTAAAGAGCGACTAGAGGAAATAGTTTCTGGTGAGGGTGAATTGACAATACAGTCACATGGACTGGGCAAGTACGGCCGAGTAATTGGTGTATTGTTTATGGACGATAATAGTGTAAACCGACAGCTAATCGATGAAGGTTATGCGGTCGAATACCAAGGATCTAAAAAGATTGAGGTTTCAGAATTATTAGAGAAGTTAGACAATGCCAGAAGTAGCAAGAAAGGATAGTACAGAACAGGTTCAGTCACCAGATGGTTCTGGTGTCGGGTGTCCGAATCCCACGATGACATCTACGGATGTTGGTTCGGGGGATGTGTTCGCAAATGGAATCGGGATTGTTAGGGAAGGCGATGCTGTTAAGTCGCACATAGGGCCGGGGTGTGTTCCGCACGCACCGACACTATCATCATTTTCAGGAACGGTCTTTATTAACGGTAAGGGATGTGGGCGTAAGGGTGACGACTATTCTAACCATGTAATACTGACTGGTTCTAGCGATGTGTTTGCTGGTGGATGATGGTTTCATTATAAATAACACTATACAACTAATATAAGAAAACAATGGCCCTAGAAACCTCTGCACATATTGATGCACAAGGAACCAACGTATCAGACAAGACGGTCAAGATATGGAAGGATCTCAATCTCAATTTCACTAAGCACCCATTAACGAATGATGTTAATCGGGTATATGATGTTGAGGCTATCAAGAGATCTGTTAAGAATCTTATCTTAACTGATTACGGTGAGCGACCATTCCAACCTTGGATTGGTTCAAACATACGAGCATTGTTATTTGAGAATGTTGATGCACTGACGGTATCCTCACTGGTCACACAGATAGAGTTATTACTAGAGAACTTTGAACCAAGAGTTGTATTAGAAGCTGTCGATGTAGATGAGATGATAGATTCTAATGCAATTAAAATTACAATACAATTTACTTTAACGAATTCATCATCAGGTGAAGTGTATACACTAGATACATTTCTAGATAAGCTTAAATAGGACTGGACATGGCAACATCAACCACAGAGCAAGACTTCTTTCAGATTAAGGAAAACCTAAAGACATATCTAAGGGGTCAGACGGAATTTGCTGATTATGATTTTGACGGAGCGGCACTAACAACCATGTTAGATGTGATGGCATACAATACCCATTACTCTGCGATAACTGCTAATATATCTGTCAATGAAATGTTTTTGGATACTGCACAGATTAGAAATAATGTTATATCACACGCCAAGGGTCTTGGATACACAACACAATCTAAGAGATCAGCATCTATCACATTATCATTGACTGCTACCACCGCAATAACAACAACCGTCACACTTCCAAAGGGAACTATATTTAAATCTAATGGCACTAAGCCATATGAGTTTATTACACTAAAAGATTATGTCGGAACTCCATCTGGTGGATATGTTAGTTTTACTGGGGTCAATGCATTTGAGGGTAAGTTGTTAACCAACACATTTACGGTTGGTGCTGAAGAACAGAAATATGAGATACCAAACTATGATGTTGACACCACATCATTAAAGGTTTATGTATCTGCTTCCGCTGGAGCTACTACATCTACTGCTTATAAATTAGGTAAATATTTAACAGACACCCTATCAACCGCAGAAACTTATTTTCTACAAGAAGGGTTTGATGAGAAGTTTGAAGTATACTTCGGCGATAATATAATTGGTAAGAAATTAAGTTTAGGTAATGTTGTTAAACTAGAGTATCTAAAGACATCAGGGCCATTGGCAAATAGTCTATCCCAATTCACTTTGGGGTCTTCGGTCACAGGATTGAGTTCTGTAGTATTAGCATTAACTTCAGTTTCATCTGGTGGAGCTAATATAGAAACTATCAATTCTATTAAGAAGAACGCACCATTCAATTACGCAGCACAGAACAGAGCGGTTACTGCTGAAGATTATAATACAATTATCCAACAGATATATCCTAACATTGATTCTATTAATGTGTGGGGCGGAGAAGATAATGATCCTCCTGTTTATGGTAAGGTGTACGCATCTGTCAAACCGTCATCGGGGTCTGTGCTTACAACAGGAACTAAAACATTAATTGAGGATGGGCTGAAACGATATAAAGTTTCTTCAATCATCCCAGTTATTGTTGACCCTGAATATATGTACATTCTACTTGACATATCGTTTAAGTATAATTCTGGAATATCCAATTTGTCTGCGTCAGAGTTGAAGACAAAGATACAAACTGTTTCTGACACATATAATACAGATGTGTTGACACGGTTCAATAATATGTATCGTAATTCTAATATGACTTCATTAGTTGATGCGGCAGATACAGCGATAGTATCATCCACAGTTAGACATAAGGTTAGACAATATATCACGCCCGTATTGAATACTGCAGCTAATTATGTAATTAGTTTTTCTAATAAAATCTATAATCCACACTCTGGTCATTTATCTACATCCTCTACAGGAGTAGTTACATCTAATGCATTTTATAGATTAGGTAATACGACAACTCTATATTATATGGAAGATGATGGTACTGGTAATATTAAATTATATCATAAGACATCAGGAACAAATGTTATAACGATTGACGATGCTAAGTTTGGCACAGTCGATTATGTCACAGGTAAGATAACTATTCCAACTCTATCGATATCAGGATTCTCTGGCACAGATACTACTCTAGTGTTCACAGTTGAACTTGATTCATTTGATGTTGTTCCTGTTCGTAATCAAATACTACAGATTGAGTCTACTACAATAAATGCGATTGAAGATACTATTGCATCTGGTACATATTCTGGTAACACTAATTACACAACTACACCATCTAGACTATAATGAATATAGCTGATAAAATAAGGAATCAGTTTCCAGAGTTTATCGAAGCTGAATATCCTGCGTTTATAAAGTTCGTAGAGCATTACTATGAATTTCTAGAATCTGGTGAACTGACTGTATCGGGTGTCACGGGAACCTACATAGTTGGTGAAACAATAATAGGACAGACTTCTGGATTGACTGCAACTGTTCGTGCAGTTGATTTGACGAACTCTAGAATATTCATATCAACGCAGAATAAGTTTTTATTATCAGAAGATATTTTAGGTCAGACCTCTGGTGCTGTATCAAAGTATGTATCATACAGACCAAATCCTATTCAGACAATTGAGCAATTATTAAACTATAGAGATATTGATTCTACTGTTGCAACATTCTTCGATAACTTTCGTGAAGAATTCATGGCGACTATCCCGAACAAGTTATCTGCTGGTATTGACAAACGCTCTATAATAAAAGGTATTACAGATTTATATAGGGAGAAAGGAACATCGGAGGGTCATAGACTTTTCTTCAAGATGTTGCTTGATGATTCTGCCGAACTCTATTATCCATCAGAAGATATACTTGACGCATCAGACGGTAAGTGGTCATTTGATACAATCATCCGTGTAGCCAAAGGAACTATCTTAACTGATATATCTACATTGGTTGGACGGTCTATACTACAGAAGAATAAACCGTTATCCGCATCGGTGAATGAAGCGACTGCAATGATTGATTCTGTCACGCAGATATATCATGGCACGACAGAGGTTCTTGAATTAAACATAAACTTTGATTCAATAAAAGGAACATTCATTCCAGATGAATATATCTATATAACAGGACTGGATTCTGTTGAGTATCGTTTCACATTATCTCCACTAGCAACTAGCATTAATATAACGGACGATGGTCAGTATTATTCTACTAATGAAGCGATTGATATTCAAGGATTCAATTTTCCAGTTATTGCACAAGTAGGTAATGTGGTATCTGGTTATGTGAAATCTGTGTCCACCATTACAGAGGGTACTGGGTATGTCGAAGGCAGTTCATTGGTATTTGACGAAACCAATACAAATGGACAAGGAACCGAAGCGCATATCTCTGGTATTCACGGGGCTGTCGATTTAGAAGATGGACTTGGTGAAATAGTTCAGGAAGATTATACTGTATGGTTATCAGGATTAAATGAAGATAGATTTTTATTAGAATCTGGTTCTGGTAATATTGTTGATATTGATGTATCACGATTCGGTCAAAATTATAATCGTCCGCCCATTGTCTCTGCAACTGGCGGTACTGGTGGAGTGTTACTTCCGAACACAATTGGAGTCGGTGGTATATCAGATGTAATGGTTATAGATCCAGGCTTTGATTATACAGGCTCGACTGTATTCAAAGCTCCAACAACAATCACATTAAAAAATCCAACTGGTTCGTTCTTAAATAACGAACTTGTTAATGGTTCGTCTGGTGGTTCTGCTAAAGTGGTCAGTTACGCATCTGATATTA